TCTTTACATCTCTTCTCTAAATAGTAATAACTAGCAGTATCTACGAATGTTTGGTCTAGTAATTCATCCATAGCAATATATGTTTCTGTAAGCTCCACTGCAACTGGTGCCAAGGCATTGTATATTATAGAACCTTCTCTCTTATCAAGTGTGTTAGGTACACTATCTAACATTCTTTTAATTATATTTTCAAATGTCATTAACTCAAACAATTATACACTCACCACCTTCTCTGCTTTTATATTTCCATATTTTGTATGAACTGAAAATCTACATTGTACTTTACCCTTTATATTTTGAAACTCAAAATTATCTATATTTTCAATCCTATCATCTTGAATTAGTGCTTCTGTTATCCTTCTTTCAAGTTCGGGTATTACATATGAAATAGGTTCTCCAATAAGGTCGTTCAACTCGACTCCATAATTCCAACTATATATTAGATGTTGGTATCTCTCTGTGTTTAAAATTAAAAAGATGGTTTGTTTTAATGCTTCTACATCATCACAAATACCATCTACTCTATTTTTCTCTATATTCAATTTAAACGTCTTACTTGGTTCTTGTCTAACATCAAAATTAATTATCGATACATCTTCAATGTCATAATCTAAATTATCGCTTGGTAACACCTTATCACATCCTATCTAAAATCAAATATTGCTGTCCTCCTTGCATACGAATTAAGACTAATTTATCTCCTATTTTTTTATCTGTATATTTTTTGAATGTATCTGTTTGTATTAGAAAAGATTCTTCAAAAGAGGCTTTTTGCTCTATCTTAACTACTAAAGGATTAACACTTTCTATAGTTCCAAATGCAATTTGAATTGGATTACTTGTTTCTACTGCATCCATTGCAGCTTTTTTAATTATTTGCAATAATTCTTGACTCATATTACCACCTCACTTATATAAATCTTCTCACATGTGTGTATGCTTTTCCTTTTCTATAAGAATTAACAGACTCTATTTTTACCACATCTCCTGTTTGTGGTGAATGAATTATTTGATTGTTTCCAATGTACATTACAACATGATTACTACTTCCTCCACCAATTCTACATAATAAGTCTCCTGCTTTCCACTTGCTTCTATCTTTTAAATCTACTGCTTTTCCTGCTTTACTTTGTGCAGAAGCAGTACGAGGAATTTTTATACCTATTTGTTTATAACACCATTGAGTAAACCCACTGCAATCAAAATTATTAGGACCTTCTGCTCCATACACATAATTACAACCCAGTTTACTTTTTGCTATACTAATTAATTTATCTTCTTTAGAATTGTTATTTGTATTACTTTGGTTATTACCTTCAACTTGATATGTTTGTTCTTCATCTCCACCTATAATTATATAGCCATTCTTTCTACCAAATTTTTTACATTCACTAGCATTAGCTAATAGTATATCTATATGATATGTTCCGTTTGTTTCAACATATATTCTTCCTCCATTATCTTTAACTGTATATACTTTGTTGTCATAGGCAGTACCAGGAAGTATAATTTTTACTTTATCTCCATATTCAAAAACTGGATGTTTCTTTAGAAAATCATCAGTATACCAAGTTTTCTTAACTCCTTCTCGATTCATTGGACCAGCAACAGTTCTTGATTTTACATCAAGTGGCTTTCCATTGCAATCTGTTTTTCCACCTTCCATTGCATTGTTTCCTGGATAATATGCAGTAAATATAGCAGGAACTTTTTTACCTGTATTTTTTTTCGTAGTACTTTGTGCAGGACCATTTTTCTTTTCATCTTTATTATTAGTATTTCCACTACTATATGAGCTTGAAGAATAAGAAGCAAATTCATCTCCATCAACAAGAGTCAAATCCATAAAGTGCGAATTATTTTCAAATGTGTGCTTTACTTTCTCAACTAACATATAATTTTGTAAATCAATATCTCCTAAATCTAAAAAAACAGGTACTAAACAACCTGCTCTCACTCTAATATCACCAAGTACATTTTTTAAACTTAATGACTTAGTTTTCTTATTATATAGTTTTAGAAGTATATCACACTTTTGTTTTATCTCTGCTTCACTCATGTTTTTATCAACTGTCTCAAACATTTGAAGTATTCCCCAACTCCTCATATGTGTAGAGTCTTGAGCAATATACACATCTCTTTTTCCTGACTCCTCGTTGTCTCTTACAAGTTTGATTTTTGTATAAGTATCACTATCTATACTTGAATTATAATCAAAGTCCTCTATGACATCATTGTTCATGACAGTATCCAGTTTCATTGATGCAACATTCTTTAATGTTATTCTTCCAAAATCATCATACAAGGTATACATTTCTTTTTTCTCTCTTAGAGTATCATCTAGTGCTGTTAGTATCATGTCAAAGAGTGTTTTATTTTCTTCGACTCTAGATAGTTTATACTTAGTATCTTCTATGACATTGTATTTTAAATTAAAATCTTTAGCCAACATTTTTACAAGTTCACTTGCTGTTTTATTGCTATACACATAAGTATCTTTATTCTTAAAATATCTTAGCTGGTCGTAAGCAACAATTTTAATGTGATTTTCTTTATCTCTTTTCTTTTGAAATATATATCCATAAAATATGCCTATTCCTTTATAATACAGCCTTACAGAGTTACCTTCACAAAATTGTAATATATCATCCATAACTATTGTAAATTCAAGCTTACTTGGTGTACCTCGTCTTTCAATCTCCCACGTTATCCCATCAAGGACAACTGGTTCGTAGAAATCTTCCCAATGTGCAATAACTAGCCTTACATCCCTATCATTTGCCAGAACTAATTCATCAGCCAAGTTTTAACACCTGCCCTTTGTAAATTGTGTATTTAGGTACTTTTTTACCCTTGTTAGCTTTATCCATCATTGTTTTATTTAACTCATATACCTTCTTATATAATGAACCATTACCAAGTTGCTTCTGGCAGATTGACCAAAGAGAATCTCCTGCCTTGACTGTGTATGTTTTTTTACCACTTGGGGCATTGACTGAATCAACTCGTTTTGGCTCTATCTTTACATTAGGTCTACCAGTCTCATTTTTAGGAGGGGCAAGAACTAACTTTTTAGTTGAGTAATCTCTATATTGTTTTAACTTTATTATTACTTTAACATCTGAGCCATTTTCTGCATCTTCTACTATGTTATATTCTTCTAATGACACTTTCATATTAGTGTTAAATAAGACCTTGTTACCTAACTCACGAGATACAATAAATTGAAATGGCTTACAATCAGTTTTTAGTAACTCTAGTTTACTTAAAAAGAATTGAACATCTCTAAATTGACCTCTACAAAAAGGTAGTTTATTATGTGTAAACTCTGCTTCAAAACTTATTTCAGATAATCCTTCTTTTTTTAGTATGTTTACTTCTCCAGTGTTTATCAAATCAACTGTTTTATTTTTGTTTGTCACTTTAATTTCTAACTTGGGTGGAGGGATTGGTAATTGTACTCCATCTAAATAAAAGTCATAAGCCATTTAAACACCTCCTAAACTATTCCTTCTGCTGATACAACCATAGCATCATTTAATTTTTCAGTTAGTACATTAACTATACCATCCACATCTGCATCTTTACTTATGTTATTTGTGTTGTTCATATCTATTTTAATGTTTACTCCTGTGAATCGATTGATAGTCTCTTGCTCTGCTATATCTCTTAAGTATTTTAAGTCCTCTTGACTTTTATCCATTGTTTTTGCCATTTTTGCAGTGTTTCCTGCTGTGTCCTTTGCTCCTTTTGCTGCGTCGCCCAAAGGTGAATTTAATCCAGCTGAACCAAATCCATTTCCTAATCCATACTTCTTATCCCAAAGGTCATCTAATCCTAATTTTTTCTTTGCATCTTCTGCTATTTTACTGATATCAAAAGTATCTTTAAATTTATTAGTTATAGACTTTTGCCACTTTTCACCTAAAGCATTTCCTTTTTGGAAAGCTGACCCAATATCCTTATATCCCATTCGCTCCAATTTAACTTTTTCTGGTGCATTTCCTACCCATTTGTTTAAGTTATCAATCTGTTGCTTAATGTAACTGTTGTCCGCCTTAACAGGTGTAAATGTTGCTTCTCCTACTTTACCAATATTTATCCCTGGTATTTTATTTATTAGGTCAATTAATTTGTTTACACCTCTTATTGCTATGTTCGCCCCATCTATGAATGCTTTCCCGAGTGCATTCCCTGCTGAATTTACAGAATTATTTAGAGATGCCATTTTTTCTATTATAAATATTACTCCCTTCGCTATTGCTTGTTTCATAAGAAAAACACACTGATTCCATCCATTCGCAATTCCTTCATTTACATCTACACATTTATTTAATAACCATATCATTATATTTTGTATAAATGCTGCCGCTGCAAATGCCGCACCCACAATTGCACCTAGGACAGTCAAAGACGTTCCTGCAAATTTATTTACTGCTGCTACTGCAACAAAAACTGCTACTACAAATGCTATAATACCTGCTATTATCCAAAAAATTGGACACGCTAAAATAGCAGCATTTAGACCATATTGGGCAATTGTAGCCATTTGAGTTTCTGTTAATTCTGCATGTACTGCTAAAGCATGTATCGCAGAAGCAATTGCTAAAGCATTTTTTGATACTTTGCATAAAGTTTCCCAAAGCAATATACTTCCCAATGCAATTAAATAAGTACCTAAAATCCCTACAACCCCTGCTACAATTGGACCTATTATACTCCAATTTTGTGCAAATATATTAGCAAGGTTTAATGCTTGTGCTATTATCCATCCTAGCGCTTGTGAAATTAAACTTATCCCAACAATCATTGTGTTTGAAAAGCTTTGAAAAGCTGGGCTCCCTAATATATTTATAATTCCATTAAAAATACTAAATGCAACTGCTCCTAAAACATATAACGAATCTATAAAATTATCTATAAAGGTTCGAAAACCCCTACTAGACATAGCTTGTTCTATTTTTTTCTGTATAACACCAAATATCATAATTGCATTATTTTTAATTGAAGTCCAAATTTGATTAAATGTATAGGGCATCTTCTCGAACTCTGCATTAGTCTGCTCTGCCGCTGAAAGTAAGGAGTTTTTTACAATGTCGGCTGTTAGCATTCCTTCCGATGCCATACTCCTTATTTTGCCTATATCCACATCTAAGTAATCAGCAATTGACTGTATAATGTTAGGTGCTGACTCAAATACAGCATTTAGTTCCTCGCCTCTTAATACACCAGAACCCAACCCTTGGGTTAGTTGTAACAATGCTGAGTTCATTTCTTCAGTACTTGCTCCAGCAATTACGAACTTTTTATTTAGTTGCTCTGCAAAACCTACAATTTCTTTTGTACTGCTAAACGCCTTACCTGCGTTCATGCCTATTCGTGAAACTATTTTTGCAGTATCTAAGTAAGATGCACGAGACCTTTCAGCAGATTGGAAAATCATTTTATTAAGCCCACTATCTGATTGTTGACCATCATTTATCATACTAAGTCTCGCGTTAGTACTTGTCATCTGGTCGCTTAAATTTCCTAGACCTCCTAACGTTCTTATACCTAAGTAGGTTGCTGCTAGCTTCTTTGCACTTCCAACTAATCTATCTGTAGAACTTGCACCCTTATTTATATCCTCATTAAGTCTTCGCT